GAGCCGTAGCCGTAGCCGGAGCCGTAGCCGTAGCCGGAGCCGGAGCCGGAGCCGTAGCCGTAGCCGGAGCCGGAGCCGGAGCCGGAGCCGTCGCCGTCCGGCGCGTTACCCATCAAAATACGCATGGCGCTGCCACCCATGCCTTCTCGGCATCCGCAGACACTTCGGCCACGCAGGTCACCTTGCGCAGTTCCAAGTCAGCCGTCGCACCGATTTTGCAGTTGCCGTTCGGGCCTTTCGACGCCAGCCCGACAAAGCCGCCAATATCGCTCGACCAGTAGATGCAATTGCGCGCACGCTTGAGCGCAATCGTGTCGCCATCGGTCTTGGTGGCGTAGCCGAAAAACACACCCTTGAATTCAGTGGTGACCAGTACCGCGCGTTCTTTCTTCGTTGCCATTTCGGTTTCCTCAGTTTGGTTAGTGTTCCAGTGGTTCAAAGTTTCACAGCTATTCGCGCTCCACCAAGCTGCCCATAGAGGGCCGCATGGGTGGGTGGGTGGCGTACTCCGCGCGAATTTCCATCCACAGCTTGCCGAGCATGTTCTTCCCGTCGCGGTTCGGACCCCAGCCCCAGAAGTCGTCGCGCCATGAATCCTCGATCAACTCGCGGTCGCCAGTGGCCAGTAGCTTGCGCATGACGTATTCGTGTTGACTGACTTTGGCGCGTAGAATCTGGATCATGAAGTCAACCTTCACATCATCCCAATCCGACCGCCGCAATGCCTTGTTGCGCTCGGCGATCTTGAAAGCCTCATGCGCGGATGGCGCAAACCGGATCGCGTTGCGGACCTCTACGGCACGCGCATCAGGGAACTTCTCCCAGTGGTATGCGGCCTCCGACGTGTCAAACCGAATACCCCGCCAGAACAACGCGAAGGCCGAAAAGTTCGACAAAACATAGAAGTCCTGCTCGTAGAAAAATACCTGCGAGTCGGTATCAAGTTTGTGCGACTCGATTTTTGCAGCGTTCATTTCTCAAACCCTCGATAAGCGATCACGTCATCCACCACAGCCCCGCCCGATCCGCCGTTGTAGTTTCCCTCGACAATCACCGGCTCGCGATCATCTTGAATCACCGTTGCGCGGTATTTGCCGTTCACATGTACTTTCACTGTCGTCGTCATTTGCGTAGTCTCCGTTTAGTACCTGGGTGGCCGCACGTACTGCGGTCGGTAGTCGTAAATCCACGCTTCAACCAAGCGCAGGCGTTCCTCGACTGAGAGCGCGTCCAGCTTTGCAAAATGCTTATCGCGTTCCGTCTGTTTTTCCTTCGCTTGGCATTGGCCGCAAATCGTCGGATACGTTGATGGAGAGTGCATAACGGTCGCCACTTCTCCGCAGCTTTCACAGGTGATGCGAGAACTAAGAGCCATTTGTCACCCTCCAAATCCGTCAACGTGTATCAAGTCAGGCCAGACTTCCCGGCACGAGATGTTCGCGCTCTCGAATGAAAACCTGTAACCCTCCACCGGCCTACACACCCTCGTTACTCCACCCTCGTTCCACCATGAGGCGACGGCACCGGAACGCTGAAAGTGCAGCTCCGTGGCTTGGTGTGGGGTGGTTAGGCCAGCGATAGTGAGGAGAATGAAAATCATGGTTTGTGCTTCCGATAACCGACGACCTTCACGAGTCCAAGTCCACGCAACAGTTTTGGCGATGGACCGCGCGCACCTGTCATACAGCGAAGCAGATACGACGGATCAGTTTTCAGTACCCGCGCCGCCGCGCGCAAGCCTCCATGGTTAGCAATTTTCCTCTCAATTGCTTGGCGCAAACCGCGAGGCGCGCTCATGGCCAATACTCAAACCCAATGAACCAGAGTCCGAATTGCCAACCGTGCGGAGGATGTGACTTGTCAGCACCAACCCAGGTAAGGCGACGAAATCCCCATGGATGCTGCCAGCACTTGAGCGGCGACGGTTTTACGCAGATGCGAAGTTTCATGTTTAGTTACCTCGTTGTGTGTGGGGTGCCGTTGACCAGGAGTGCGATGGTGAGAGCGCGAACAGCCGAGAGGTTCATGCGTTCCGCGCCTTCAGCATTGCGTCTGCCAGTTCATAGGCCCAAGCAGCCGCTTTGTCGCAATTCATGTGAGTGTCATCACCTTGGGCATAGGGATGCGCAAGCGCCTTAGCCGCGAAGTAATCACGCAAGGACATGCCAACCATGTCGCTGAGTTCCTTGGTCTGCATGCCTTGGACTCGCGGATAGATCGGAAACGCTGGGCCGCCATTAGCAACCCCACTCTCAGGCGTGTTCGGCTGTTCGCGCGTTTGAGTGGTCATTTCGGCGGCTCCATGGCCGTCCAGTGAGTGGCGATCAGTTCTCTATTCCTGTATCCGGTATCAATCTCGTTCAGCACGCCATGAGCGTTGGAGAATATCTGCCCATTTTCTTGCTTCCAGGCTGGCCATGCCGAACCATTCGGCGTCAATTGAATCGACGGAATCCAAACCAGAAATACACCAACCGGCGCAGTTTCGATTGGCTGCCATTGACTGTTCGCCGTCCGTGCTGTCGTTTGACTGTTCATTAGCTAGCCCTCTTTTGGGTGGAGCGGGTTACGGCAAGACCTGGTTGCAGTCGGTCGCGCTGAAGTCGGAGCAAAAAATCCTGTCAGTGGTGTAGTCAAGCGTGACGCCGCTGATGTCGAACACCATCGCGTTGTACGTGCCATGCACAACATATGTGTGCGTGCCGGTGTGGATGGTCAGCGTCAGCGGCGTGGCTGACAGGGCGGCGGCGGTGAATAGGGTTAGCGCGATAATGTTCATACTGGCTCGTAAATGTGCGGAAACCTGCCGCAGTCGCCATGGTGGAAATTGGCAACGCCTCCAAACTTTGCGGAGCCGTGCCTGAGCAGGGCCGGCACGATGCTCTGCACATCGCGCACGGCGACACCGCTTTCCCACGACAGCTGCACACACGTTGCGCGGCCGAGCTTGCGCAGGGCGTTGCGGATGCGGGAGGACTTCGTGTCATGGCTGTGTTGATTCACGGCAGCCTCGGCTTTTTCGTAACCCGCGCTATTTTGTGCGACATGTCATCCCATACCCGGCGCACGTTGAGGCGGCGCAGGTACTCGATAGCTTTGTACTCGCCGAGCAAGGCCTCGTGCTCACGACCCGTCTGTCGACCGAGATCCTTGCCGAGCCGGCGATACGCCCCCATGATGCGGTACTCAGGGATGGCCATGTTGCAGTCGCGGTAGGGATCGGGGAAGAACACGCCGGAAACGTGGTAGCACAGGCGAGCGAAGCGGCGGTGCTTTGGGGGTAGCTTCACGGCAGCATCCTCCCCACCGCCACCGCGCCGCGAAATAGCAACCCAAGCGCGACGGTAGCACCAAGCATAAGCGCGACGATGCGGATAGCGTGGAGTGTCAAGCGCGTCATTTCCCGGCCTCCCGCTCCAGCACCTCAACCATCCGCTCCAGCCGTCGCAACACGATGCGCTTGCGAATGTTCTCGGAGGCGGCGAGGAATTCTTCCTCGGTCAATGGCCGGGGATTGCGTAGGCGCTCGTCGATGATTTCGTTCTCGGTCATGAGTTTGTCCTGTGCGTCAATTTCTTGCTCGGTCACGGCGTGCTGCCGCAGTCAATCACCACGACATCCCGATACAGCCACCGGCCGCAGCCAGGCAGCGCGATATTCGCGTAATGCGGCGCCGTGGTAAATTCCAGCGTCCAATTGCCCACCGTCATGGGCTCAAACGATGAGATGAATACAGCGTCGCCATTGGTAGCACCAGCCAACATAAACGTGCTGCCGAACGATCCAACCGAGCCACCGAATGACGGGCCCGGCTGAATCACGAAGGCGAGGCAGAGGCAGGCGAGTGGGGTCATGACCGCGCCCGCCACAGCTTACCCACCGCGTAGTACACAACCGCGGCAGCAAACCACATTGGCAGACCAACGGCGTCGAGTGCGTTCATTTGCATTTCCTTTCAGGGTAACTTAGTATAGCATAGCGCTACGGTTTTAGTCCAGACTTGATTATTCCGCCGCCCCAAATCTGTCCTCGCGCTCGTCTTCCGTCATCGCGGCAAACTCCCTGGCGGCTGCCATGCTCGCCAGGTAGTTGCAGCGCGCAATGGCAATACTTAGTCCGTCCGTATCGCACACATAGTGCGAATCGCTGACACTGTGCGTGCCCATGTTGCGAAAGACGCTATAAGTCGCCAGCTTGCCGACCTTATTCTTGCCGACCCAGTAGCCGCCATTTTCGTGTTTGATGTCGGATTCTTTCATGGCCGCACCTCAGCCACTTGTCGTGCCAGCTCGATTGTGTGGTTATGTCTATACGCCTGCCATGCGCCGATGCTCGGCGCCCAACGGAACCCGCCGGACTTCAGGCGGTCCCGTACCTCGGCGGAGGGTTTGCCCGGAAAGAACAGGCGCACACGGTTTGCTGGCGGGTCATCCTCAACCCTTGCCGCCGCGCCTTCTATTTCCGTCGTCGGCGCTGCCTTGGCAACCTGCAGCGATTCCAAGCGCTGCCGCATCCGTCGAATATTCGCGTTGTTGTTGCTGGTCTCGTAGTCGGCGAATCCGATGCGCCCGCAACAATCCGGCTTTATCAACTCGCGCGCTACGTCGCCGATGTAGCCAAGCGCGACCAGTGCAGCAACCTGCGCATCCGGTCCGGCTTTCTTGTGCTTGCGTATGGCGGCGTTTGCGGCCTTCATGTTCGCTTGCCGCTGCTCGGCCTTCTCAATCTCCGCTTGCAGCCGAGTGGTTGCGTCGGAGTCGCCCGCCATGATGGGGCGCAAGTCTGGTCGCAGCTTGGTTAGCGCGGCCTTCATGGCGCGCGCGCGGAAGTCTAAAAGCTCGTTTAAGCGGCTGTGCGCAACGTCGTTGCGTTTCTGCTGGCGACGTACAGGAAAATTGCTTGCGCCGGTGATCATGGTCGACATGCAACGTGATTTGCTGGACAAGTACGCGCGATACTTTGCGGCGTAGCCTGCGCGGAAGCGCTCGAACTCTTCCGCCACTAGGTCAAGGGTGCCGCCCTTGGTCGCGTTCTGTGTCATCGTCTCAAGCGCGCCGGCAATCTCGGCGGCATAGCTTGCGCGCTCTGACTCACCGCGCTTCTCTGGTGAGAAGCTTGTGCCGGAATGTGCCGACACTGCAAGCGATAGGGAGATGTCGTTTTCGTAGTTCATGGTCTCAGACTCTCCAGTTATGCCAAGCGCTTAGCGCTACGCTACATTATCATACATGCACGATGCGGGCCGTTGCCACGCACGCCCATACTCATGCAGACGGGTCTCCCGGCTTCTCGCCGGTTCCGTCCCACGAATCAAGGGGATTTTTCCTTACTGGCGCGACCGGCTCGGCGGGCCGCAACGGCCGCCCCCATCCGTCGACCTCGACGTTGTCGACGCGCTGTGGCGGCAGCGGCACAAGCGCGCTGGGCGTTGTGGTCCTGCGCCCATTTTCCGTGTACTCCACCAGCGTGCCGTTCATGCGCATCACGGCGCCCTCGCGCACGCCACGCTCGGTGGCCTCGTTGATGAGTAGATAGCGCAGCAAGGCGGAGCGGGTGAAAACGGCCCAGGATCTCGGCGTTCCAGGCCCCATACCGACACGCACCTTGTCGAGCCATGCAACTTCCTCGGGCGAGAGCCAAATGCTTATCGAGGTGCTGCGCTTGATCGTAGATGACGCAATCTCGGCGTTCCTGTCAAACATTACGTTTTCGTTACTTGGCATGACCAAATTTCCTCTTTTTTGACTGTCTCACGGATTTTGAGATTACACCTCTTTTCGGCGAATCCCTCGAAACCGCGCATATCCTGTAATTCTGTAGTTTTACTAAGGCAGCCACAGCATAACAGGATTTGTCCTGCTCAGCAACTGCTTACACCTAAACACCTGTAAGTGGTTACACCCTATAGGCCGCATGGTTACAGCTTTTACACCAATTACATATACCTTTAAACATTTTAGATAGTCTACTATCCTGTAATATGCACAGAGTTACAGGGCATTAGATTTCCCAGAGAAGTTGAAACCATGTGTAAAGGTGTAATTTGGTGTAACCACGCCATTTGAGGTCGGTCGTATGTGTAAGTTAAACTGGCGTGAAGAAAAATAGTAAACAAGCGTTTGAATCGGCGTTTGAATCCGCCGCTCTCGGCGCGCTATTTGCCAACATCCATAGGAAACACGCCAGCGTGATAAACGCCTGCGCGAATGTAGCCAATGAGCCAGCGTCCGCCGCTCGTGAAGCCTGACGTAAGCAAGCCTGCGACCGCGGCTGCCATGACGCCAGAGAACGTTCCCCAGTGCAGCGCGTAGGCGATGGCTGAGACGCTCAGATCGAACAGCAGCGGCACGCCTAGCAGTCGCAACAGCATTTTCTTCGGCAGCTTGACTGCGAGTAGCAGTAAGCCCAGAAAGACGATCATGCCGGATTCGAGGATCATGACACCCTCGGAACATTGCGCGCCTGTTTATAGGCATTGTCGAATGCTGTTCTGCATTCGGTGCGATATGCTTCGCTTTCGAGGTGCAGCGCTCGCCGCGCCCAATCGGAATGGAATCGTGCGCATGCCTCATCACCGCAATTGCGCGCTTTGGCGGTCTTAGTACCAGCGTCCGCGTAGACTTCAATTTTGTTGATCATGTCGCGGTTCTCCTTTCTTGGCCATCGTTGCAACCCACGCAAGGCATGGGCTGCGGCGAGGGTCAAATGGCGCGGAGCGTGTCTTCGCTGCAACTGAACTTGCGACCCGGTAGCTTGTCTAGCTGAACCTTGACGCGATCGTTCGGTGTGCAGCTTGTGCCGACCACGACACCATAGCGGGCGCCGCGCATCCAGAGATCTGTACCTGGGTGCAATTCGACGCGCGAGCCGATGTGATACGTGCTGCCGTCGTAACCTGTCAGAGCTTGCATGGTCGTATCCTCAGTTAAAATCCAATTCCCGCTCACACTGCGGCACCACGTAGCGGAATAGCGCTCCGCAGTCCGTGCAGCGTGCCATCTTGCCAGAGACCAGGCGGCCATCGCCGGCACAGTAGGGGCATTCGGGACAATCGCAGGATGGTGCGTCGTATTTGTAGGCTGTGGCGGTCATGACACCACGCTCGACACTGCGTCGGATACCAGCTCGCGGCCCTTGGTAGCCTGCGCGGAGAGCCACGCGGCGAAGTCTGTGCCCTTCATGTCATTCACGCGCACCGCGTGATACGCATCGATCGCCGCCACGCCTACGCCAGCCGCGCCTATCGCAGCCATCGTGCCGGCGTTGACCGCTGCCATGCCGCCGGGTGCGAAAAAGTACAGCGCGGCCATGCCGCCTGTCACGGTACCGCTGATAGCTGCGGCAGTTTTGTTTCCGTTCGTTGCAATCTGTGTTGACCGATAGCCGAGGTATGCGGCGCCGGCTGTTGCTGCTAGTTCTAGTGCTGTGCGGAGCATGGTCATGTCCTCAGAAGTTGAATTGGCCAAGACGGAAGCGGAACGCTGCCTCTGCCCATGCGTCTGGCGGGCTGCCTGATCCAGTGCTGATCATGTCCACATCGCGCGAGTAACGGTCCTCTGCGGTCTCGCCGAGATAGACGTCATACTTGCGCGTGAACTTGTCCATTACCAGCTTGGCGTTAGGGAAGCGTGCCAGCATTGCTTGTTTGGGTGAGTACATGTGCGCGTCCTGTTAGTGGTATGTAGCGCTGCGCTACACAACAGAGCGTATGCATGTGACATGCCAACATAGAATGGCGTGGAATCGATGTATGTGTGTGACGTGCCTGGTCACACTGTGACGCGTAGCGCTACGCTGTGACACGGAGTGTCACCACGCTACGCTGCCGAACCAGCACGCATGATCGAGTGTCAACCGCTGGCGCCTGAAGGCGAGCCGGGCCCGGCATGGGTGGCCATCGAAACAAAACAATATTCAAACACTGACAATGGGTCCCCTTTCCGCGCCATCGAGACAGAATCCGAACCGGGCGGCCTGGTGGACGGCGCGATGGGCTAATCCCACTCACTCCCATATACTATAAAAATTCTGGCAGTATACAAATATACAGTATACTTTTAAATGAGTATACAAATGCAACTACTGGAACTCAATCCTTGCTTCAAACTTCACTGTGTAAGGCTTGCTGATTCTCATCACGGCCGAACTCTGCCTGACGGAACTACCCAATGGGGCGGCTTTGAAACGGACGTGCTGTTGCCGTCGAAACTGCTATCGCATTCCCACGGTATCTGGTTCGACTGTCCGAAATGTCGAAGCCATGGCGTTCTGGTGTGGTTTGCCGACCGCGGAGTTCCGGCTCGACTAAATCCGCTGCCGCGCTGGAAAGTGTCTGGAACTGGGCTGAAAGACCTGACGTTGTCGCCGTCGATACTGTTGATTAGTGGTTGCGGATGGCACGGGTTTGTGACTAATGGCGGTGTGACGACGTGTTGACTTATTTGTAACGTAGCGCTACAGTATCCACGTCCGGTACAACGCGGTTCCCCACCACGATGTGCGCAGCCGGACAACGTGGCTGGCCGGCCTCTGAGGTGATGAGTCACTGACGGGGTCGGCAGCCCTTATCTGAGGACGGCAACGTGACCACAATCTACGAAGGAAAACGTCGCGCCGGAATGTCCGCGACCTTCGACTCATGGCTACGCCGCTCACCCCAATTCGGCGGCATGACATTGCTGGCGGCGTCTATTTTGTGGGCTATCTATGGAGGTTTCAGACGTGACGACTGTTGAACAGGATATTGCCGCCAAAGGCTTGACCGCACTGCGCGTGACTCCGACGGATATTGAGGCGAAGATTGCGCGCGAGTTCACATTCAACGCTGGCAGTTCTGTATCGGCGGCAGGCGGTTTGACACTGCCGATTTCTGCCGAGCACCAGCGCTCGCTGGACTTGCTGACCATCTACGTATTGGTTTTGAAAAACGGCTTCACCGTCACCGGCGAGTCGGCGTGTGCTTCGCCTGAGAACTATAATCAGGAGATTGGCCGCAAGGTTGCTCGTCAGCATGCGGTAGAGAAAATCTGGCCGCTGCTAGGGTATGAGTTACGGACAAAATTACAGGGAGACAACAATGCGTAAACCAAACGAAAGCTGCGGCACCGAACGCTGGGAATATCTGAAACTTCTGCGACCGGAACCGCGCATGGTCCACTGCTCGGCGTACGCGAGTATGAAGCCGAATCCACTGGATTTGCTTGGCACCCTCGGACTGCCGCGCATTCCATGGGTCGAGAAGCCCGGAGTGACGTTGCTGAGAAAGAAGCCTGCGCATCGCGGACTGCACTCGACGGAGACGCTGGAGCCGCGGCTGCCTGAGTAAACCGTGCTGGCCCGCATTTCCGCTCCACACTTCGTAGCCGGTTTCGTCTTGACTGGCGCTGTATGCACCGAGGCCGCACCTATCTTGCGCTACATGCTTGGCTGGACGGCGGTGGCGATCAAGCGGTATTGTGATCGGAAAGGTTGGACAGTGGAGCGAGTTGCGGATGCCGTACGGTAGGCGCGAACGCAGACCCAAGACCGTGCCGGTTGGCGCGGCGGCGCTGGAGATGGATGCGGCGGTGGCGGAGTTGCTTCAGGGCGCGACGCTCGAAGACGCTAGCAAGGAGCCGGGCCTTGTGCTTTCCGCATCGCCAGCCGCTGTTGACCCCGCTCAGCTCGACCAGCGGCCTCTGAGTGCGACGGAAAAAATGGCCGTTGCCCTGGTCGCCGACGGCCTCTCCGTCAAGGAGGCCGCCGGCAAATGCGGATTCAAGCTGTCCGAGGTCAAGGCGCTGGTTACGACAAACGCCGAGGCTGTTGGGATATTGAGCGAGCGCCATTCGCATAAAACGCGCTGGGCTCTCGAAGACGTGTCGTTGCTGACGCAGGATGAGCTGCTGAAAAGGCTCATGAAGGCGCACGACTTGGCGGTGCGGTTGAAAGATCCGGGTGGCGCGGTGGCGGTGATTCGAGAGATGGCGAAGATACTGGGCTACTACGCGCCTGAGGTACGGAAGGTCAGCGTCGAGGTCAACGGCCGCGTGCAGCACGACGTCATTCAGCAGTTGCCGGATTCCGAGCTGCTGCGGATCATGCACGGGGAGAAGCGGGTGGAGCATATTGAGTATCGGGGGGCGGTGGGGAATGGGGACGATAGTGTGGTGAGCGAGCAGTAGGCTATGGAACTTAACTGGTCACTGCGCGTCTTGAACGATACCTGCTTTGAAGTTGACGAGACGGAAAACCTCGGTGACGCCATTGAGGATTGGCATAAGATCATTACGCGCTATCGCATAGATACTCGCGATCAGTATGTGCGTAAGGGGCTGGTCGCACTCGGTTGGACGCCGCCGCAATATTGGTGTAACTCGCATGAACGTCACTGCGCGCAATCGGGCTGCGCTGCTTTCCTCGGAGGAAAAACGATTCCGTGTAGGGTAGTCGACCTTGTGGCAGCCGGTGTTGTGATCGATCCTTCGGATGGCTAAACCCCTCCCCGGCACCGTCGAATTCGCCGAACGCGAATACGCTCGGCGCGAACTGATCCGTCGCCGAATCGCCTACTTCGCGGAGAGGTTTATTCCGAGGTTTGAATGCGGCGCCGTGCAGCACGACGTCGGCGGCCGGCTGGAGCGGTTTTCGTTACAGGTCACGCAGAAGCTATCGCCGCGGCTGATACTGTTGATGCCGCCGCGACATTCGAAATCGAGTCTGGCTTCGCAGTGTCTGCCGGCGTGGCATCTCGGACACAACCCGCACCATGAGGTCATGATGGTCGGTCACTCGCAGGATCTGACGAATCGATTTTCGCGCGTCGTGCGCGGCATCATTCGCCGGCCCGAGTACAAGGCCATTTTCCCGAAGACGAAGCTGGGTTCGGACAGTCAGGCTTTGGACGACTGGATGACGACGGAAGGCGGTGGCTTGCAGGCCAAGGGCGTTGGCGGCGCGATTGTCGGCCGCGGCGCGGACGTGCTCTGCTGCGACGACTTGTTCGCCGGCATGGAAGACGCGGACAACGCCAATACTAGGGAGAATGTGTGGAACTGGTTCATGTCGGACGCCTACACGCGCCTTAGTCCCGGCGGCGGCGTGCTGATCATCGAGACGTGGTACAACCTCGATGACATCGTCGGCCGCTTGCTGGAGGCGATGGAACTCGATCCGGAGGCCGATCGCTACGAGGTGATTCGGTACGCCGCCATCGCCGAGACCCAGGAGTGGTGCCATCTGCGCACACACGAGATGGTGTACGGCCCATGCCCGGACCCGGACGAGATGTGGGGCAGCAACAAGGCGTGGCAGAAATTCCGCGAGGTCGGTGATGCCCTGCATCCCGAGCGCTGGCCGTTGCCGGAACTACTGCGTAGGAAGCGCACGATGGCTACGCGCCTGTGGTCGGCGCTGTATCAGCAGCGACCGGTGCCGGATCAGGGGGCGTATTTTCTTTCAAGCGATATAAGGCTGCTGGCCGAGTGGCAGCCGATGCTAGGCATGCGCTTGTATCTGTCGTGGGACTTCGGGCTTCGTGAGCAGCAGCAGAACGATTACACCGTGGGCAGCGTGATAGCGCATATCCCCGGTGACAGGTTTCTTCTCATCGACATGATGCGCTTCAAGGGTGACTCGCCGGCCGTGGTGTCGGCCATGGTGGAACTGTGGGCGCGCTGGGAGTCGGCGGACTGGCTGGGTCAGCATCCGTCGATGACGCTGTGCGTGGAGGACGGCCATATTTGGGGCACGCTTGAGCCGATGTTTGTCGCCGCCTGCCGGGCTCGGAAGTTGGCGGTCGTGGCCGAGGTCGACAAGCCGCTGACGGACAAACTCGCGAGAGCGCGGCAGCTTCAGTACGTCGCCAGGAATGGCCGGTTCGAAATCCTCGCCGATCAGTCATGGACCGACGACATCAAGCGCGAGATGCTGCAATTCCCCGCTGGCGCGCATGACGACACCGTGGATAGCTCGGCGATGGGCGTGCGGCGGGCGCTGTCGATGGGCGCGGCTGAGCCTGTGGCGGCACCGCAGGCAGCTCAGCGGCCGAATAAGGAAAAGACCGTGGCTGAGAAGATTGCGGCGTTTGGAAATAAGCATGGCTCTAGCGTGAAGGGGTTGTCGCACATGAGCGCTTGAAGGACGTGTGGCACAGTGCTACGCTGTTCGAGATAGCGTACTAACGGAGAGAAAAATGATTAAGCCCACCGTAGGTCGCAAGCTGCACTACTACCCGATCGTCGACCAAGACAACCGCTGCCTCGACGGCGGTCTGAACTACCAATCCGGTCAGCCCATCGACGCCAACATCGTCTACGTCCACGGCGACAACTGCATCAACATCGCCGGCTTCGATCACAATGGAAAGCAGTTCGCGCGAACGAGTGTGAGGCTCGTGCAAGATGATGAGCCCGAGCTGACGCCGGATACTGGGTACTGCAAGTGGATGCCGTATCAGGTTGGGCAGGCGAAGGCCGCGTCGTGATTACGGACGATGACCGGGAAGACGCTCCGCCAGACGAGATCGCGCTAGTGAAGCTCACCGACCAGCAGAAGGCTTTGATTGCTAAAGACCTCACTGCCTTCTTCGACGAAGAACAGTTTGCGTCGATCATGAGTGCTGAGTGCAATCATAATGGCTGACGTCGCGCTCTCCGAAAAACTCCGCGAGATGCGCAAGGTCATGGACATCCATGGGCCGAGGTTTCAGCGCTATGTAGCCTACGTTCCTAGGTCGCTATTCGATCGCATCGAGTCGCCGCTGACCAAGACGGGAACGAAAATGTTCGAGGGTGCTGAGGTTCACTTCGTATGAGTGAAGTCTCCGGTCACGATACCATTCTGACGAACTCTCCGGAGTCTCAACTCTACGGTCACATGTCGGTCGCCGGCAACGACTCGGCGATTTTAAGCGACCTCTGGACCCGTTACACCTACATGCGAGACAACGGCCACTTTGCGTTTCTCGAAAAAGCGCTGCGGTGCGAAGACTACGTGATCGGCAACCATTGGGATGCCGGAGACCGAGCCGAACTCGCCGAAGGCCGCCGCCCTGCGCTGACCATCAACAAGGTGCTTGGCGTCATCAAGCGCATGCTCGGCGAGCAGATTTTCTATCGCAACATGATTTCGTACGTGCCGCAGTCTGGCGATGCGACATCATCGATAGCCGATGCGTTGTCGAAGGTCTTCATTCAAATCGGCAACGAAAATTCCTTGGAGTACGTGCGCACGCACGTGTTCATGGACGGCATCGTCACCGGGCGTGGCTACTACGACGTGCGCCTGGGTCTCGACAAGAACGTGATGGGCAAGATCGAAATAGACCGGATGAATCCGAAGTCGGTGCTGCTCGATCCCGATGCCGACTCCTATGAGCCGAAGGGGTGGGGCGACGTTGTCCACTCGAAGTGGATGTCGCCTGACGACATCTCGCTGTACTACTCGAAAGCCGCTGGCGACGATCTGCGCGGTCGCATGACCGGCGCGTACCCGTACTCCTTCGACGTGCTGGACTACGAGCGCGACCGTTTCGGCACGCCGCCGGCCAACACGTACTGGATGGGCGCCGAATCGATGCGCGGTCTCGCACGCATGGTTCGCGTGCTGGAGCGGCAGTGGAAGAAGCTGTGCTCGGTTGAGCACTTCGTCGACCTCAACACCGGTGACATGAATGCGATTCCGGAAGGGTGGAATCACAACCGCATCTCCGCGTACCTGCAACGCATGCCGAACTGCGCGGTGACGAAGAAGGTCATCAAGCGCGTGATGTGGACGACGGTCGCCGACGACATCGTGCTCAAGAACGAGTGGTCGCCGTATGAGGAATTCACCGTCGTTCCGTTCTTCCCATTCTTGATCGCCGGCACCACCGTCGGCGACGTCGAAAACCTGATGGACCCGCAGCAACTGCTGAACAAGATGCGGTCTCAGGTGCTGCATGTTGTCAACACCACCGCCAATTCCGGATACATCGTCGACGAAGGCGCATTGGTGTCGCCGTCAACCCCGCAGGAGCTGGAGAATCGCGGTGCTGAATCGGGTCTGGTTATCGTCAAGAAAAAGGGTCTGGAAGTCACTAAAATCCAACCCAATGCCGTTCCGCCGGGCCTGCAACAGATGGCGGCCGTGGCCGAGGAAGACATCAAGCAAATCTCGCTTCAGACAGACTATCAGACAGGAAATGCACGCGAAGATGTGTCGGATCGGGCCCTGCGCCGGAATCAGACGGCTGGTCAGGCAGGCCAGGTCTATGAACTCGACGGACTGACGAAGTCCGACAAGCTGCTTGCCGCCGCCGTGCTCACAAACATCCAATCGTTCTACATCGAACCGCGCCTGATCCGCATCACCGAGGGGGTTTTGAATGATCCCGTCGAAGTGCAAGTCAATCAGGAAGTCGACGGCGAAATTCTCAACGATCTGACGCTCGGCGACTACGGAGTGACGTGTACGTCGGAACCGCAGCGCGACACCTTCGACGATACGCAATTCGATCAGCTCGTGGCGCTACGTGATCCGAAAATCGGCATCAAGGTTCCGGACAAGTACATTCTCATGGCGTCCAAGGTCCGCGACAAGAAGAAGATCGTCGACGAGATGGACGCGGCGGCCAATAGTCCGCAAGCGCAGCAGGAGCAGCAGCTCAAGCAGCGCATGCTCGAAGCCGAAATCGGCCTCAAGGAAGCTGATGTCATGGAGCGCAAGGCGAAGGCCATGATGGAGATGGCGCGCGCGCGGGAGATCACGGCGAAGATTGGGCAGGACACGCCGGCTGCTGAAGCCGACGCCAAGAGCAAGGAAGTCGAGCTGGAGCACCAGCGCAAGATGCGGGAGCTGGCTGGCAAGCACGAGCTTGAGCGCCAAGACCTAGAACACTCGCAGGCGCTGGAAATGGAGAAGCACCGCGCAGAGCTTCAGCGAAAGGCGGAGCTGCATGCGCAAGACCTTGAGCACAAACACGATGCGGCGCTGTGGGATCAGGCGACGACGTTAAGCCAGGCACAACCGCCGGCTCAGACTAACGGCGCGACCGCGCCCAACGGAGTAGCAAATGGCCAAGAGTGATTCTGAGAAGACCCCCTCCGAACTGCTGGAGGAAGTGAACCGGTTGCCTGGCGACGAAGGCGATGATGGTAGCGAGTTGCCGAGCGACGGTCCCGGCAACGACCCGCCGGAAGACGAAACCGACGAGGAACGCGAGGCGCGCGAGGCTGAGGAAGCTGCCGCTGCTGCCAAGGCGGCGAAAGACCCGACGGCGGAACAGCTCGCGGATCTCAAGCGCGCCAACGAGGAACTGCGCGGCAAGCTCGAACAGATCGGTGGCGATCTCGACGCGGCCAAGAACAAGGGCCGTATCTCGCCGCAGGAACAGCTCACGCGCATGATGACGCACAAGGAGAAGCTGGAAGGCGATCTCGATGATGCGATCATGGACGGCAAGAAAGACGATGCCAAGCGCTTGCGCAAGGAGCTGTCGGCCGTACAGGACTACATCGTCGACTTCAAGACGATCCTGCGCAGCGACGACGCCAGGAGCCGGGCGACCGACGACTCGCGCTACGACACCGCGTTATCGGCGCTGGAGGCCAAATATCCGCAGCTCGACGAGGCCAGCTCTCAGTTCGATCAGGCGCTGACGGATGAGATCGCCGACATCGCCGCCGGGCTCTCGGCGCGGCACCCGAAGCATGTGGCGCTGAAGAAGGCCGCGGATCTCGTTCTCAAGGCGCGCGGTGTCTCGGCTGTGGTCGCTGACGATGGCAAGAACCGCTCCAGGCTCGCCCGTGAGCGCGCCATCGCCGCTGTCGGCAAGCAGCCGCCGAAGACCAATGGCGTCGGTCGCGACGTCTCTGGCGACGATACCAAGCCGCGGATGCCGCGCAATGTGGATGACCTCGCCAAGATGGATGAGAAGACGCTGGCGATTCTGCGTGGCGATGTGCTGAAGTAATGCCTTCGTCCTCGCTAAAGCAGCACCGCTTCTTCCAAGCCGTCGAGCACGGATTCAAGCCCGACGGTAGGAAGGCGCCATCCGTTGCTGTAGCGAAGGAGTTCACCGGCGCAGACAAGGCGGCAGGCAAGTACCAGAAAAAGAGTAAATCGGCCCTGCGGCGTGCGTAGTTGCGCACGGCATGGTGGTGGAGTAGAACAATACCGTGAGCGACCAAGGGGTTTGGTTACGCATGGTCCACGCTTCAGGGTGATGGGGCATTGACTGAGGGTTGGCCAATGCAGACGGAGAGCGAGATAGGTGGCACGCCAAAATGGATTTTGTTCGCACTGATCGTGATAGCTTTTCTACTCGGTGCGTGTCTGATGGAGATGCTGGCGCTTGGACACCAGTTCGATCGCGGCATAGATTTTCTGTCAAAGAGCATGGATAGCGTAGGCAAGGAAGTTCGTCTCATCGGAGTCGATGTCGAGAACACAAACGCAATAATGATTCGCGAAGGCAAGGCAAAGCCGGAAGACCGGCAGGGTAATGGTCCAACTCAACCGAAGGAATAGTTCGGCGTAGCAATATCCACCCAGCATAGGAGTACGTGTCATTTCTGGCGTCGCCTGCAAAATCATCATCACCGGGAACCTGCTCCAAGCCTTGATGCGCACCGCCATTGGTTTGTGGGCTGGCGATTCTACCGTCGAGCTTCAGATTGCGATAGGCAATGCGCAGTCCGAGTGCGATCTCGGCACCGCAACGTACGATGGTGAAGAAGTCATGAGCGATCCGCAGAAGGATCGCGCCAACATCATGATGGTCAGCGTCGTCGGCACCATCCAGCCGCTGCTGTCGAAGAAGTTCCTAAACAACCACGACAAGATGGTGATCTCGAAAGCCGTCGAGACCTATAACGGGCTCGCCGAGGCGTTGCTTGCAGAGGTCGCTGGGCCGTGAGCAACACCGCTCCCAATGGTCACGGAAATGGGAATGGCTTAAGCCAGTTCCGCCGTGATGCTTGGGAGCGGTACGGGGTTAGCCTTCTCGGGTTTGCGCTGACCGCAGGAATCTTCTACAAAGGGCTTACGGACGCGCAGGAAATGATGAAAAGCGCAGTCGACAAGCTAACAAACCAGCAGCAGCAAATCGTCAACGAACTGCAACGTCTCAGACTCGCCGGGGAGACGTTGGCAGAGCACGTCAAGTCATCGGATCTTCGGCAGGCCGATGACCACTACCGAATCCAGCGCATTGAGGAAGGTAAGCGGCCATGATTTCCTTCGCTGGTTGCGTTGGTATCGTCATCGCCATGTTGGCTCCTTACGTCGCCGCGTACTGGATTTTTATACGCGCTGAGAAAAAGGAGCGGGCTCAGGACGAGCATGCTCGGGAGCGTTTTATCTGATGGTTGACTTCGATACTGCCTTTGATCGCGTCCTCGGTAGCGAGGGCGGATACAGCAACGATCCTGCTGACCCAGGTGGTGAAACGCAGTGGGGAATCAGCAAGCGCAGCTATCCGAACGTCGACATCAAGAACCTGTCTCTCAACGGCGCGAAAGCGATATATCTGCGTGATTTTTGGATGCCGCTGACGCTCGATAAGATGCCGGAGTCGGTGCTGTTTCAGGCATTCGACTTCGCCGTCAATTCAGGTATCTCAACCGCGATCCGAAAATTGCAGCGCGCCGTCGGCGTCGCTGATGACGGTCACTGGGGACCAATCTCTCAGGCTGCGATGGCGCGAACGTCAGAGTCCGACGCGATCATGCGCTTTGTAGCTGAACGTCTCGATTTCTGGCGCGCGCTGAGCACATGGCCGCGCTTCGGTAAGGGTTGGGCCGGCCGCGCCGCTCAAGACCTCCGCTACGGCGCGGTCGATTCGTAGGAGACTATCATGTCACTTGGCGCAATTCTTCTCATCATTATCGTCATTCTTCTTCTCGGTGGCTTCAGTGGCATCGGTGGTGGCCAGTTCTACGGCACCGGCTATTACGGCGGCGGTGGGCTGGGTCTGATCCTGCTCATCGTGCTGATTCTGTGGATCGCTGGGCGTATATGACCGAACTCTCCGGCGACCAATCGCAGCCGCAGACGCTGAACTGGTTCGGCGGCCTCATCGCTTTTCTCCTGATATTGGAGCTATACGGGCTGACCTACGGCTTCATGTTCATCAAGATTCCGACGGAGAACACGAGCAACATATCGCAGATCACCGGCGCCGTTCTCCTGCAAGTCGGCATCATCATTGGTTGGTTTTTCAGGACGAGCCAGGAGGCGAAGAAGCAGGCCGAGACGATCTCGACGATGGCTATAACCGCGGCTAAGGCGCAGGCGGCGGCGAATCCACCTCCAAGTACCACTACGACCACGACAACCTCAAGCCACGCACCCGTTGTTGCAGGTACAGCCGCTCCGGCGCAGACTACCCCGACTCCGGCCACGGTCACTGTACCGCTACACGCCGGTCAGACCGCGTCGGTAGTTGCCGATGCTCCTATTTCCAAGGAGAAAGACATGTCGAACCAGAATCCGAAAGCCCCCGGCCAGATCATCAAGCCCGACCCGCAGCCGGGTGATGATGGCTATGTTGCGCCGGATGCCGTGCATCTGAACGCGAAGTATGACCCGACCAAGCCGATCCAGAACAACCCGAACGAGCCGAACTTCAATCCCGGTCCGTGATGCCGCTAGTCCGTGATGTGACTTGAAAAGAGAACGCACGAAGATCATCGACCCTACGGCCAACGTCATTGCGTTGAGCCAAGCGGCGAATGCTCGGCAAGATGATCTTCGTGCGGCGAATACTGCGCTCATCGAGTGCGAGTTGCGAGGGCTAAAAAGTCTGGTGGACAGCAACATAAATTGGCTTGAAAAACTGATGCAACTGCACTCCACGCACGACAGGGACATACACAAAGCAGAACAAGACCGGCTGCTATCGATCCGATCCATCGATGTAGCGGCCGTGCAAGCCCTGTCGGAACGGACTGAGGTAGATTCTGAGAATTTGAGAAAGGCCGTGCAGAACACAGCGACGACCTTGGCTGAGCAAACAGCGCGGTTGTTTGACCGGGTAACTGACCGGATCGCATCGCTGGAAAAATCGGCCTATGAGGGTCAGGGCAAGCAGGCTTACACCGACCCCATGATGACGAAGATATTGGCAAGCCTTGAGACGTTGAAGGAAGGCAGCGCCACGCAGTCTGGATCTCAAAAAGGTGCGTCAGCGATGGTGGCATACATTATTTCTGGCGTCATGCTTCTACTCGCCATTGCTTCAAGATTTTTTCCGTCATGAACGGCGAACGCGAGGCCGCGAAAATAATGCTGGCGAAGTTCGCTAGTCGCTGGAATACCATGAACGAATTCCAACAGAAAAAGGCAGACACTATCCTGCGCCGACACACGCGGGAACTGGAAAAATTCATGAAGCTGATCGAGCCAAAGAAATGAGGCACCTGTCGTTCTTAATGATGCTGATGCTTGTGGCTTGCAGTTGCTGCCAGCCGACGTCGAGCCAGCGTCACGATCTGGACGTCATCAAGCAATCCTACGTCACTGCGTCAGATGCCGAGGACTCGTACTGCGCCGTACACCAGCGCTGCGACTCGGTAAGGACCGCGCACTACAATGCATCAGCGGCACTAATGACTGCGGAAAGTGAGATGACGGATGATTCGATCTCAGAAGCCCGCAAGCGCGTCGCGGAGTTCCTTGCTGCGGAGCGGCAGCCTTGAGTTTCTTCAGTACGATGATGCTGGTTGCGCCGATGCCGGATGGGTTGCAGTGGGCGTTTCAGGCGCCGCTGGTGTATCAGAGTGATTTGGCTGGGCAAATAATTGTTCCAAAGAATTTTTGCACAGATTTTGCCAGTATTCCTCGCGTTCTATGGGTGCAATTCCCGCCGTGGTCACGGTATGGTCCAGCAGCATGCCTGCATGACTGGGTTTACTGGTCGAAGCCTTGCTCACGCGATACCGCAGATTGCTTGCTTAGTGAAGCAATGACGTTACTCGGTGTGGAAAAATCCACAGTGGAACAAATATACACAGCGGTGCATTTGTTTGGTCAAGGTGCGTGGGACCATAATTCTGAGTTGAAGGCCGCTGGTTATTCGCGGATGGCTGGCATCAAGCCGGTCCCTCCATACGCATGTCTTCCAGACTTACTCGGAGCGAAAAAATGAAACGACTAGCATTCGTGCTTTGCGCCGCTTTGCTGCCAGGCTGTGCCGCCGACCAGATGAAGCCCTTCCTCGACAACTTGAGCCACGACTGCACGCGCCACTACACAGGCAGCGTCGGCGGCACTCTCGGCACCGCGACCGTCGCCTTCGACATCAGTTGCGCGCCGGAAGGCACCACCACGACGACCACCGTCACCGTTCCGGCTGCGAAGCCGAACCCCTAGGAGCATCACATGTCCAACGCAGCACTCGACAACCTCAACAAATGGGTCGCGCTCATCGTCGCGGCATACCGCGCCGGTACGTTGTATCCGTGCCCAGCAACGCTACCGAGCGCTGGCGGCGGTAGTGGCGGCGCACTTGCGCCGCTGCCGGTCGGCGTGACGCTGGTTGACCGCGACAACGGTCTCGTAAGCTTCGACGCATCGGTGGTTCCGAATCCGGAATGCGCCGGCCAGACGTTCTCCGTCGCGCCGACCATGCTCAGCCTCGACCCGAATAGCCAAGGCTACGCCTCGGTGTCGATCAATACGACGAATGCCGCCGGCGCCGATCGCGGTCTCGGCATGTGGACCCGTGTCCGTGAGATGGTCGCGCAGTCTGGCGGCGCCGGTCTGGCGAAATACATCGCCGGCCCGAACTGGCTGCCCGTCGGCGCGTGGAGCATCGGCAATGAGTACGACACATGGGCGAAGGTGTTCGCGCACATGCCGAGCTGGCACAAGCCGAAGTGAAACATCACGGCCACGATCACGACGACGACCGTCGTGAGAAAGACGAATGGCGCAGACTCTGGCACGAGCTGCGCTTGCAGCGCGCGTTAATAGAGCGGTTGCTACACTGTCATGCTCACATTTCCGTGAGCGTCCTTATTGATTCGGAGAACGAAATGTCCAATCCCGCAAGTCTCACCCTAGGCAACAAGGCCCAGGCCACCAACACGGCGACCGATTCCAAAGGCAACACGGTAGCCAATACCGTCACCATCTGGTCGGAAAACAGCGCCGGCTCCGTGATGACGATCGACCCCGGCACCGGTGCGATTGCACTCATCGCCGTCGGCACATCGACTGTCACCGCCAGCGTCACCGATCCTGTCAGCGGCAGCATCGGCACTGGTACGTGTCTGTGTACCGTCAGCGCCGCGGCCGGTGGTGGTCTGACCGTGACTGTGGATGTCGTGTAATTTCAAGGCCGGCTCGGAATAGGCTGGGCCGGCCTTCCTTGACAACCTCACAAGAAACAAATATCTTCAAGGCGTAACACCCGCCTCACCATCGCGATAGATGGTCGCTTTGCAATGAAGTGACTCGCCAGCAACCGCTGGTAATCTAATCGCGGTAGTAACCCTACCGAAGCCGGAAAGCAGCGCTGTATTTGCGAGTACGCAGGTAAGGAGTACGTGTCATCGCATTCACTAATTTCGCGCGACTGACAACCCAGCAAAAGCAGGTATGGTCACTGCAATTCTGGCAGCAGGCGCGCAACTACAGCTTCATCAATCGCTTCCTCGGTAAAGGGCCGAACTCACTCGTTCAGCACATCACCGAACTCAAGCGTACCGAGAAGGGCGCACGAGCAGTTATCACACTGCTCGCCGACTTGACCGGTGACGGCGTCGCCGGAGACCGCACGCTGGAAGGTAACGAGGAATCGTTGCAGTCCTTCGACACGATCATCCAGATCGACCAATGGCGTAACGCCAATCGCAGCGAGGGTCGCATTTCCGACCAGCGCTCGATCGTCAACTTCCGTATGGACTCGCGCGACAAGCTGGCCTATCAGGCGTCGGATCGTATCGATCAGATGGCGTTCCTTAGCATGTCCGGCGTCTCGTATGCCATGCACAACAACGGATCGCCGCGTGTGGGCTCGGACCTCGTCAACCTGGCCTTTGCCAGCGACGTATCTGCACCGACCTCGCAGCGCGTGACGCGCTGGGACGCCACCGGTCAGAACCTCGTCGTCGGCGCCAATGCCGTCACGGGCAATGTGACTGCGACCGATTACCTCCAGTGGGCCACCATCGTCCAGCTCAAGGCATACGCGAAGAATCAGTACATTCGTGGCGTGCGTGAGGCAGGCGGTGAGGAAACCTACCACATGTTTGTGACGCCTTCGGCGAATGCCCGCCTGAAGCTGGACGCGGACTACCTCGACGCGCTCAAGTGGGCGCAGAAGCGCGGCCCGGACAATCCGTTGTTCACCGGCAGCGCGGTCAAGGTCGATGGCATCTACATCCACGAGTTCCGCCACGTCTACAATTCGTCCAGCGGCATTTCTGGTTCGACGATGTGGGGTGCTGGCAACAACGTCAATGGCGCGCAGGTTTTGTTCTGCGGCGCACAGGCGCTTGGCATGGCGGATCTTGGAATCGCGGAGTGGACGGAGAAAGAGTTCGACTACGAGAACCAGCTCGGTATCTCGGTGTCGAAGTTGTTCGGTCTCCTGAAGCCGCAGTTCAACTCGATCTATTCCAACAACACCGTGCAGGACTTTGGTGTTGTTTCCTGCTACGTCGCGCAGTAAGGAGCCAACGACATGAGCAATCTCGACACAGCAGTTGGCTATGGTCCGGACTATGGTCGTCAGTACGAGCTGACCGCCACCCTGCCGATCGACTATACCGATTTCGTCAACGGCAAGATCACTGCGGGCACGGCGATTCAGGCGTTCGGCATCATGGGTGCCGGCGCCATCGTTACCGGCGGCTCCGTGCTGGTCACGACAGCCTTTGCTGGCGCTGGCCCGCTCACCGCGGCAACGCTGGCACTGGGCGATACTGGCTCGGCAACGCGCTACGGTGCGGCTGTCAACATTTTTGCCACCGGTAATACGGCGCTGACCGGTACTCCGTTCAACAACGTCTCCGCGCTGCCGATGCTGGCAACGGTGACGCTGACGGGCGGCACCGGTGCGGCACTGACGGCAGGCCACGCCATCGTGATCGTCCGTTACATCTACCCTGGCCGCGCTCACGAAACCGAAAATCCGCCGGCATCGCGGTACGGGCTGTAACTAACCCGGTCCAGATGCGCTATGCTACGCGCGGGAGCAACCGCTCCCGCGCTCATGGAGGCGGAACATGTCACTACCCACTGCGCCAGTTGAAATGGTGCTAGACAAGAATTTCACGCTGCGGACGACCAAGGGGCAAAGCGTTCGCTTTGAGAAAGGCACCCCCGTAAACGTTTCCCCGGCCATCTACGAGGAAGCCGTCGCGATCGGTGCGCGTCGCACGGACGGTGGCGTCCAGTCCATCGTCGATGACGATCAGCCCGTGCGCAAGACGGTATCCAACGAGGAACGCAAGGCTGCGGCCACGAAGGCGTTCAATGCTGTGATCCAAGACAACGAGCGCTTCGATTTCACCGGCGCCGGCACTCCGACGTGCGAAGCAATTTCCAAGCGCACCGGCATGAGGTTCGATCAGGTCGAAGTCAACAAGCTCTGGATGGGCTTCCAGCAGCAGCTAGGTAACGAGTCGGGCAACTAACGCCAATGACTCCCGTCGACGTCGTCAAGCGGTTCCGCAGTGACGTCCACGACGCGATCGTTCCGTATCTGTGGTCCGATGAGGAAGCCTATGGCTACTTGAGCGCGGCACAGGAGATGTTCTGCCGCCTCACGTATGGCATTCCCGACTCGTCTAGCTCGATGACGCAGGTTCCCATTCAGACGAACGTGCCGTGGTCGACGTTCAGTGACCGAATCTTGTACGTCAACGCGATGTTTCGCAAGTCCGATGGCCGCGAGATCACGGCGGCGAACGTCGGCCAGTTCAAAACCGGCGCCGGCTACCGTGACGACTATGGCTTCTGCTACAACGCCTCCGTCATGCAGGCGACCGGCCAGGTAAGCGAATACATCACCGACATGGATCAGTGCCGTATCCGGTGGATTCGGATTCCACAGGACAGCGACGTTGCGCAGCTGAGTGTGTATCGACTTCCAACGGAGATCACGGTCGAGAAAGTAGTGCCGCTGGAGATCCCATCGTTCCACCACATTTACCTGCTGTGGGGCATGGAGGCGCTGGCGTACCTCAAGAAAGACGCCGAGACGTTCAATGCCGGAAAGGCATCTGACTTCAAGGTCATGTTCGAGGACTACTGCGCGCTGGCAAAAACTGAGCGCGAAAAGCGTCAGGACAAGCCGTACAAAGTGAAATTCGGAGGCATCCCGTGGGGTAATTCGTCATGGGGCTCCGGTCGTCGCAACTACCACGTAGGATAGCCCGTGTCGAATCTCGTCATCACGCAAGGCGAAGACTTCGATCCGACCTATCGCTGGGCGAATGAGCCGTGGATTTACAAGCCCATTGCCGCGGTTACGGCACTGACTCCGTTGACGATGACTGTCACTGGGCACGGGCTTACCGAAGGCTATCCGGTCGCTATTGCCGAGCTTCCCGGTCTCGATGCGCTGCAAGCTGGCGCTTGGCCGCCAGAGGCATCGCAGTGGTACGAAGTGCATGTTGTCGACGTGAACACTGTGCAATTGAATTCAGTGGACGCAGCTCGCCTTGGTGGCGCCTATACTAGCGGCGGAATGCTGGGATGGTTGACGCCTGCATTCGCTGCCGGTATGACGGCTGAGCTAAACATTTACTCATCGCCACCAATCACCCCGGCGCCACCTTTCCCGACGCCGCCGTGGCCTCCGTATGAGCCTGTACCACCGGTGCCAACGCCACCAGTTCCTGTGCCGCCAACTCCGCTATATTCCATCGCTGGGATAGTTGATGTGAGCGGCCAGACAGTTAACTTCCCCGTGGCAGCATCAGTCCTTGCGTTGTATATTTTTGGAAATGGATACTTTCAGGTAGTTATTACCGACAGCGGTGGCGCAAAGTTCCTGATCGATTCTGGTGGTATCTCTATCGGTTGGTCGGCTGCATAGACATGCTCAATGAACCGCTATCATTGGTGTTTCTGAGTGGGCAGGGGAAAGGGCTGATATTTCCCATAACCAAGTCTCGCGACATGGTCGCCAAGGGAAATGGTGCGCGTGGAGCAGCTGGCGCGACCGGTCTTGATGGAATTGGCGCTCAGCCAATCATCAGCGCTATATCCCCCATTGGTGCGGGCGTCTATATCGTTCCATTTAACACTCCAACGACAGCCTACGAGCTGGATCAGTACGTCTATATATTCGACGGTACCAACAAACTTGTTGGGAAGATCGTCGACGTTGACGTCGATCACATTCACGTTGATACGTCAGCATACGGCGGAGAGGTTGTTGGAAACCCTGCGCTAATTCCTGCCGATACAATCGCGACATGGACCGGAGTCAAGGGCGCCACTGGCGCAGCTGGTGCCACCGGTGCTCAGGGTGCGACAGGTGAAACTGGCGCAACGGGAGCTACTGGCGCACAGGGCGCAACCGGAGACACTGGCGCTACCGGAGCGACGGGTGCTGCGGGGGCAACTGGAGCGCAAGGCGCGACTGGAAACACTGGAGCCACGGGCTCGTCAGCACCATTCACGTCAACCGTAACGAATGGTGAAGCCGCTACAACGATCGTTGCCGGCATGCCGGTATACATCACTGGAAACGACACCGTAAAACGTGCTCAGGCAAACTCCAATGCCGCAAACTGCCGAGCATTCGGATTTATTACTGACGCATCGATCATCGTCGCGGCGCAAGGCAATGTGCAACATAGTGGCATGGTGACGCTAACGACGGCGCTATGGGATGTTGTCACTGGCCAGAGTGGTGGACTTACTGCCGGATCTGTTTACTATCTCGACGCGTCGACGGCTGGGCATATCACCGTAACCGCTCCGGCAGCGAGTGGAAATATGGTCAGCGTGCTTGGAACGGCGCTTAGTGCGACCGAATTCTTGATAAGCAAACAGACGCCACAGGGGCCGATTCCATGATGCGATTCCATGCACTGCTCGCGCTGCTGATTTCCATTTCAGCCGGTGCGGCGACCAATACACTAGTCACCAGCAACCCGCCGAATCATGGGCTCGTCGCGGCCAAGGACACGAGCGCAGGCGCTGGAGACGCGGCCAAGGTGCCGCTAATCAACCCGCTCGGCTATATCGACCTGACGATGCAGGCCGCGCTCAGTGGCGATTGCACAACGCCTGGCGGCTCAGGCGTGCTGACGTGCACCAAGACCAATGGCGTCTCATTTGCCGCCAGCGCCACGACCGATACCACGAACGCCAGCAACATCAGTTCCGGCACGCTTGGTGCAGCAAGGTTGCCCAATCCGTCATCGTCGTCTCTGGGCGGAGTGCAGTCGAAGGCAGCGGTATCGCACAACTTCCTGACCTCAATCAGCACCAGCGGCGTTCCTGCTGCATCACAGCCCGCGTGCGGCGATCTTTCCGACGCGGCAGCAAGCTGCAACACGGATGCGACAAACGCCACAAACATTGGCAGCGGCACGTTGGCGCCAGCGCGGCTCGCAGCCGGCGGCAGTTCGGCCAATTTCTTTCGCGGCGATGGCGCGTTCTCGAACAATATCATCGGTGCGTTCGGAATCAATGCGTCGTCGCTAACGGCGTATGGTCTGCGCAACTCACAAAACATCACAGGCGGCACGACCGCATACGGATATGCCAGCGACGCGACGATTCAATCGGACGTTCTTAGCAGCGCGAACTATTTCTATTCAAACGCAAACACGGCGGCAGCGAGCTTCACGCTCAACAATCTCCGCCACTTCTATGCGACGCAAGGAACGTTCGGAGCATCTTCTGCCGTCACGACGCAGATCGGGTTCTCGGCAGAATCTTCGCTAATCAGCGCAACGAACAACTATGGGTTCTATAGTGCCATTCCGAGCGGAACGAACAACTTGGCGGTTTTCGCCAGTGGCACGGCAAAGAGTCAATTCAACGGTATTATCGGCGTTGGCGGCTCTCCGAACGCCACTGCAGCACTGACGACGGCGAGTTCTCTGACAACCGGAACAACTGCTGACGGCATTCGTTCGCAAGGCGTTATACCGAGCACGACGACGCAGAGCGTTAGCTATTTCATCAGCTCGGCCAGCACTGCGGCCTCATCGTTCACACTCAATAACCTGCAGCACTTCTACGCGCAGCAGAGCACGATAGGCGCCGGTTCGGCCGTCACAACGCAGAAGGGATTCGCTGCGGAAAGCAACCTAACTGGCGCGACAACAAACTACGGGTTCCACTGCAATATAGCAGCAAGTGGTGCGTCTCGATATTGTTTTTATGCAGCGGGCACGGCCCCTAATGCCTTCACGGGCATTGTCGGTGTAGGTGGCGCACCAGATACGTTCAGTGCTGTGCAGGCTTCTGTAGGCATTGCGGCACTCACCAACACGACCGTCCGGGGCTACTATGCATCTGGAAATTTCCCGAGCACCGATGCTACAACTGGCGCTGGCTACGCTACGAGCTTGGGCACGGCAGCAACTGCGTTCACGCTTTCGTCGCTGATTCATTTCGATGCCTCGCAAGGCACCATAGGCGCCGGTTCGACGGTGACCGCGCAGTACGGCTACCGAGTCGAATCAAACCTGACAGGAGCCACGACGAACTACGGTTTCTATGGAAACCTCGCGGCCAGCGGCACGGCGCGGTACAACGTATTTATGAACGGCACCGCACCGAGCTTCATGGCAGGGGCGCTGGGACTTGGTGCCGGCCTTACAAACCCGACTGCGTATTTGCATCTTGCTGCAGGCACGACGGCGGCGAGCACGGCGCCGATCAAACTGACGTCTGGCACCTTGATGACGACTGCCGAAGCAGGCGGCATCGAGTTCTTGACGGACAAACTCTACGCCACGATCACGACAGGCGCGGCGCGCAAGGAGATCGCGCTGAATGATGCAGCGCTCACGTCGGGCAAGATCCCGGTAGCCACGACCAACGGCCGTTTGACGGATAGCTCGATCACGACAGTCGTCGGCTCGGGCATCACTGGCGTGGTGACGACGGTTTCGACAACGAACCAGTCGGCTGACATCGGGTCGACGAACTTCACCGGCGCTAACGTCGCTGGCCTGTACAGAGTGAGCTATGCGCTGGAGGACACCACGGCTGACGCTACAGCAGGCGCGGTTACGCTGACGATTACGTACACGGACACCGCGGGAGCGGCGACACAGGCCAGTACGGCGCAGTTGCTGACCGGCACCGGACGAACGCAGGGCTCGATTTTCGTGCAGCTCAACTCCGGCAGCATCGCGTATTCGACAGCCCACACAGGGCTGTTCGGGACGGCCAAGTACGCGCTTTATGCAGCAGTAGAGAGAGTACAGTAGGTGGTTGGGAATTTAGAAGGTACGTCGGAAACTAGGAGAAAGAAAATGCAAAAGGGCGATATTGTTCTTGTACTTTCCCAACTTGTCAGCCGCGGAGAGGTCAGCGAAACGACTCCAGCGATGGTCGTGCGAGCTTTACCGGACGTGGATACCGGAAATATCACGCCCGGAGCAACGCCAGTTATTGCTGACATAGCGGCACCATTCGCACAAGGACCGCTGACTTTCAACGTCTACGACGTTCGCAGCAGCGGCGGAAACGCGACACTTGATCAGCATGGATTTGCATTCCTTGTCGATGATGTTACTGGCGTCGATTCGGTTCCTGTCGGCACGCGAGTTCCACCGAAGAAGTAGCTTAGATGGCCGCAAACGACAAAGGTCAGAAAACCCAGCGCGACTTCTTTGGGCTGAATAATGTCGCGCCTGAGACGGCTATTCCGCCGGGATTCATGCGCGGCGCGACCAATGTCGATGTCGACGACGGCATGAATTTCAATCGTCGTTCTGGTACAGCGAAGGCGCTGTCATTCGCGTTTGGGCGATCTGGTTTCGTCGGCACCATCCTGCCTTACGTTGTTGTTGCCGACGCCACCGCGCTGAAGCTCATAGACGCGAATCTTGCCGTGCATTCGACGATACCTATCGACGCTTACAATGATGTCACCTACGCCGAGGCTGGGCCGCTGCTATTCTTCTCCGACGGTCCGACGTTGCGCTGCATTGACTCATCCGGAACGGTGCATCCGGGCGCGTGTCCAAACCCGAGTTTCCAGCCGACGGCGACAGCGACTGCCAATGGCGGCATGCAGGCTGGCACCTATCAGGTGGCGATCACATGGACGGACGAACTTGGCCGCGAGTCTGGCACAGGCATAGCGGCGGTCGTCACCATAAGCCAAGGGCAGGGGATTCAGCTCACCGGATTCCCAGCACCACCGAACAACGTTCAGACCGTGCGCATCTACGCCACCGAGTGCAACGGTGAGACACTTCTGCTATGGCAGGAGTATCCAGCGGCGATCACGACTGAATTCATCTATGGCACGCAGCGCGGTCGCCAGCTTGAGACGCAGTTTGTCGAGCCTATGCAAGGTTGCTCGATACTAGCCTACTGCAATGGCCGCCTGTTCGGCGTGCGCGAGAATATCATCGGCTTTTCACCGCCGCAGCGCTATGGCCAGTGGGTTCCGTTCGAGGGGTATCTGAAGCAGCGCGGTGGCGTCCAGATGATTGCGCCCGTTGGAGAGGGTCAGGCTGGTGCCGGGTTGTTCATCTCCGATGACTCTGGCACGTACTGGCTAGACGCGACGTCGATGGAGTGGACGGACGGCCGCAAGCCGACGCAGCGCCGCGCCTATCCGTTTCGCGCGGTTCCGGGGACGCTATGCTATGTGCCTGGCAGCCTATTCGGCGCCCCGCCAGAGACGCGCATGGTCGCGCACTGGCTATCGTCGAACGGCGTGTTCTGCGTCGGTCTCCCTGGTGGCGTCGTAATGCCTTATACCGAGGGCTACGCCTTGGCCTCGCCAGCGCAGTCAGGGGCCGCGTTTTTCCGTGAGCAGGCCAGCATGCGGCAAGTTGTCATGGCGCTTGAAGATCCCGGTACTCGCCAGAACGCTACCGCATCGGACTTCGCCGTTGCCACTGTCATACGGAATGGGGTGGCAGTATGATAATTGCGCAGGAAGGAGAGCGTAGAGAGAGATTTTCAATATGCCTAGGCTGCACGCATCTGAAGCCTGCGCAGCACGACGCGATGCGGCTATGCGATAAATGCCGCTGCATCGTCCCCATGTCAGCAAGGGTTTGGAGAGCAAACGCTAGCTGCCCAATGAAGAAGTGGTTCGCCGTACAATCAGGAGTTGCGCAATGAACTTCCATCGTCTTTCCATTGAAATCGGCCAAGCCGTGCGCAATTTCTGGTACGAGCGCACGAACCGCGGCATTTACCTTCCGCGCGCGAAACTGCATGTCAACAGCTACTTCACGTCGTGGCTCAATGATGGCCCAGCAGTGGATGACCAGAACGTCGTCACCGACGAGGGCATCTTCAATCTCGAAACCATTTTCTTCGCGGGCGGCAGCGTCCCGGCAGCGTTCTATATCGAGCCGTTCTCTGCCAATGCCGTACCGGCATCATCGACGACCGCGGCGAATTTCAACAGCACACTCACCGAGCAGACTAACTACTCGCAAGCCGGTCGCGTGGCATGGACCCCCGGCGCATCCTCTGGCGGTGCCATTGCCAATACGGCGAGCCCGGCACAGTTCACGATCAATGCCGCCACGCAGAATGCTTATGGCGCCGGCCTCGTTACCGTGAGCACAAAGTTGTCGGGCACTGGATTCCTCTATGCCGCCGCGCAGTTCTCTACGCCAAAGCTCGCAATGGGCGTTGGCGACAATCTCTACGTCGTCTACACGATGTCTCTGGTGTCGAGCTGAGCTAGGGATGTGGCCGCGCGATGGGGTTCCTATCGACGGCTTCTGACGGAGTCACCGCGCGAGGTGACGCCGGCCATGTACAGTGCCGGGCAGCTTCTGCTCGGCATGGTGATGCAGGCCGTAAAGGCGGGGCATCTGAAGTTTTTCCGCATGCAGAAAATCCTCGGCGACGGAGCGCTAGTTGAGGCATGGTTTGATGGCACTACGCCGACGGTTCGACTGACGCCGCCGAGACCACAGGGTCGCGCAGCTCCTGAGACGGAAGTCCTCACGCTGTGGATGCCATCCGGATTTGTGGTCTATCCGAGTAGCGATTCGAGTGT